TAAGTTCTCCTAAATATTTTTAAGCCTTTTAAGCTATGTACTTATTTATCATTTGATATACACTTAGATATAAGAAAAGGACCCAAAGGTCCTTTTCTGTGTTACACATATGTATAAAATATCAATGGTCTGTATCGTCGTCTGTGATACGACCAATGGCTACAACTACTTCAGCACCACCTAGTGCTTCCCTAACAACAGTTTGTAATGCAGTTATTTCTTCGCCTTCATTTTGAAATGTTTGTCCGGGACCGTAAGGGATGCTCGAATCTCTTACAATAACTGTAAAGTAGCTACTGTCACTGGAACCGCCAACTTGGAATACTTCGCAGTACTGCTGAATTGCACGCACAGTAAGATATACATCGCTTCCAGGTGAAGCAAAGTCGCTGTCTGGATTGTAGTTATCTACATCTGAGTCGTTTGGGCACCAATAACTGGTACCGTTAGGCAATGTTTCTCCGTCAGTGTAAAGAACAATGGGTGTTAAATGTGGTGTACCAAATGTTGAGCTTGGTACTATTCTGCGAGCGTTCAACCCGAGGGTTGAATATAGATCTGCCATAAAATTCTCCTAATTTTTGTCAAGCCTAGAGGGCTATACTATGCAGTTATTTATCGCTTTTACCCAACATCTTTAGCAGTTCATTACGGTCAAAAGTGTTAGAACTAATTTCCTCTGCATCGCTGTCGCCTATCTTTTTAGCAGTTTGGTCTACTCGCGCTTTTTTAAGCATTAAATCAACTTGTTTAAGTTTACGATTAACTTTGCTATCTTTAGCTTCTAGTGCAATTTTAAGCATGTTAGCGGCGTTGTTAAACACTTGCCCTGCTGCCATATCTGTCATATTCATACCTAAGCTCATTAGTTGTTGATAGCTCTGCATGGCTTCTACTGCAATAGCATCCATCTCGCTATCATGTACTTCCATACCACGTACTTCAGCTAAGGCGTTGTCTATTTTTTCACTGATGCTAATTGCTTCTTGTACTTCATCAATAGTTGCTACAGCATTAAACGCTTCGTCATTAGAATTTTCCTGCGCTTCAGGTAACACATCTTCAATAGGAGGCAAGCCAAATTCTTCTTCAAGTTTTTTAGTCATTGTGCTTTTCCTCTGTTATTTTCCCCATAGCCATTTCGTAATATGGATCGTCAGGAGATAGTATAGTTTCAGGAGCAGTATTGTCTGCCCTAGTACCTATGTCACTGTTCCATGCTTCGCCTGAATCAGGTAGAGTATAGTTTGTGAAGTATCTTCGCTGTTCCATACTACTACTTATTAGCTTTTCTTTTTGGCTACTCTGCTTTTAGGTGTTCGTTTTTTATTAGTCTGAAATATTTGGTCTTCGTTTAGTACGCGGAATCGTATACCTTTACGTTGACACCATTCTTGTGCGGCTGTCCATTTAGCAGAGTTTACTACTGTCGCTGCACGGTTACTTGCAGTCTTAGCACTTTCTAATGTAGTTTGATTCTTTGGTTTAATTTCTATTAGTTCAACATGTGTAGTGCCGCTTTTGTCCATATACTGTATCATAAAGTCAGGTACATAGTTTGACCATTTATTAGTGAGAGGATTCAAGTAAGGTATCTTAACACTTTCATTTGCCCACTTTAATATATTAGGATGTTGATCGCACATACGCATAAATGCTAATTCCCAACTACTGCGGTAGTAAGGAACATTTTGCCCTACATATTTTTGAGGGTTCTGTACTGCATAAACTGCTTGGGCAAACCTACTCATTACGGTTGAATTAACTGTTTAAATTTTGTAGAAGAATTATTTAATGGTCGAACTAAGTTGACTCTATTTCCTACAGGACGTAATGCATTAATTGCATTATATGTGTCTACTGTTAGTTTTAAAGTGTTACTGTTGACCTCAAAGTAATCCAACACATTTACACGTTCTGCGGCTGCTACACGAATAAGAACATCAGCCATTGCTTTAGCATTTGCTTCTTTGAATCCAGACTTTATTAAACGCTGTTGTACCTGTTCTAATAAATTAGGATTAATAGAATCATCTTTATCTTTAAACAGTGATGCTAATATACTTGTACTTGCTTCAGGTAGTGGAAATTTTACTGTAGCATTTTCTAAATATGCCACAAGTGTGTTTTGAGTAATCTGATATTTTACCTCATTGCCAAAGGTATCATATAAGCTAGTAGAAGACATTATGTAGATCCTCCTGGCTTAACTGCTGGTTTTTCGGAAGTACTTGCAGATGCTGTTTCAGCTTGAGAATTAGGTTGTTGTTTAGTTCCTCGAACAGGAGGTCTAACAGTATTAACTATACCCTGTGTGATGCCTCCCACAGCGGTATTAATCACTGCATTTTTAATACTAGTGCCATGGATAGCTGCACTTAGTGCGTTATCTGCAATATTACTCAAAAGACCGCCAATAAAACTTTTATCTTTTTCTGCTGGATTAGCAAATGTAGCTCGTTTGCCATAAACTGACGGTAACGGATTATTTTTTGTAGCTGACGGCGGGGTAGGAGGAGTAGCTCTTGGTGCAGTGACAACGATTTCGTTTTCACTTGCTTCACGATTTGCAGTTGTTTGATCACTCTGTAAGTCGGACCCGTTAACTGCGTTAGCTGAACTAGGGTTTTCTGAAGTTTTCTTTACTGGTTGTTGCTGAAATGATCTTGCATATTTTTCTGCGTTTTTAAACCCGGATAACATTTCTAATTGTCGTTCTTGTAGGAGAACAGGAACATTAAATGGTACGAACGCTGGTCCTTTAAAATCCTTAGCATTTTCAAATCGTGCAATATCAAAATCACTTAAACCAAAATTGATTTGCTCTGATAGTGTGAATGACTCGTATTCAAAAGTCATATCAAATTCCATTACATCTGAACTAGAATAGTCAATTTCACCTGTTCTAAATCTAGTGAGAACAGGATTTATTAAACTATATTGTACACCTTTATTACCATGATAAAGAACATAGTCAATTCGTTCAAAGAAATTAGCTAACTCATTTAGATTATAACCGTATGCGTTACTATTCCAATTCCTATTTTCACCGTATGATCCGAACTCTGAGCCAACATATTGTTGACTTGTTCTAGATTGACGAGGATCGTTGCCTACTTCGCGTTCGCCCCCGAACTGTTTATTCCTAGGATTCATATAGTGATAGCTAAAATATTTCATAAACATTGTTAGCCATTCATTATTAATAGTATCAAATACTTTAATATCTACCGGTTGGTATTCAACCCCAGTATTAACAATACGTTTTCTATTATATGAATTTTTAGTTTCAGTTTTAAATTCAACTTCAGGTAATGTAGCACTTCTAACTAAACTACCTAAACGAAGTCTAAATGTTGAGTTTACCTCATTGCCGTAAAGAGTTGAACCGTATAATTCACGGTTTACAACAAAACTTACATAACCTTGAAACTTTTGGCGAGGAGGATTTTGATCTGGACGAAAAGTATAGGCATTGCGGAAGTCACGTGCATAAAAATTATTTCCACCCGGGCCAAAGATATCTAAGATTTTTCCAATAATACTCATGCACTTAATTCCCAAAATAAGAAATAAATTGTAGCTGACATATGCCAGCTACAATAATATTTCATTAAGCGTTTGTGCCTAGCTCGTTTAGACCAACAGTGTCTGGGAATGGATTGCCGCCGCTTGTTCTACCGTTAATATCATTATCACCTTGGTAGTGCGTTGCGTTATCGTAACGAACCTGCATTGTTACTGTTACTGGTTCATTTGTGCTGTAATCACTATCGCTGTAATCAACGTTAGTTAAGAAGCAGCCTTCTAAGTACCAAACTTCACTTGCGCCAGCGTTAACACCATCAAGAATTTCAATCTGCATATCAAACTTATAGTCCGAACCTGCTGCTGGTGTTGACTGTTGGAAGTGGTTTACTTGGCGCTGAATTTGTGAGCCAACTAGTTTAGTTACACTGTTAGTGATATCGTCACGAACAACAACTGAGATCTGTTCCCAACTGTGCTTGCCCTGTAGATACATTCTTGAGTTGTAACTGTCAATTGTTACTTCTTCGTATGTAATCTTTGGGCGGCTAACGTTCTGTACGTTCTGTGTTAATACTCTTGATTCAGCTTCGCCACCGAAACCTCCTAAGAAGCTAACACGGAAACGGTACTTTAGCTTAGGCATTAAAATGCCTGAGCCTGTGTTACCGGTAACAGGAACACCAAACTTTGATCTGGTTTCTGTTGTATTAATATTTGCCATCTTGTTCTCCTACGAACGGTTAGTTCTTTCTATGTAAATATTTATCATATAAATGGAAAAAACATTAACTCTTGTTTTAATTTGACAAAAAAAGGGGCATTGCTGCCCCTTTTTCTGTTTGGTAAGGAACCAACCTTACTGCGCTGCGCCCAGTGTATTCTGGATGCGAATTGGAATGTAAATAAACTCAACTGCCTTGACTGGCTGAATAGCGATGTCAATGTGTAGTTCGTTACGATCAATTCTTGCAGGTGTATTGTTTGTTGTATCGCAAACTGTTAAGAAGTCAAACAAACCACGCTGTGTTACTAGCTGACCTAAGAAACGGTCAACTACAACCTTAGCGTTCTGACGTGTAATTTCGTCATTTGGTTCAAACAAGAATGGCTTCATGATATCGTCTAAGCGTTCACGAATGTAAACAACTAGACGTGCTACGTTAACACGATCCAATGCACTTGCTACTGGGTTTAGAGTCTTCTGACCAAACACAGCTAGGCCGCGACCTGGGAAGTTGCCAATTGGGTTAATCTTGTTGATGTACAAGCTATCACGCTGACCTTCGCTTAGTGCAACTGCAACGTATTCTGCGCTTGCTGCATCTAAGTAACCTACGCTTGTAGCATTACTTACTAGACCGCGCTGGAAGCCAGCTGGTGCAAACCACGGGAAAGCAACCTGGTCGTTAAATGCTAGTGTACGTAAAGCAATGTGACTTGCTGGTTGTAGAACGTTTGTACCATCTAAGTTAGTTGTTAACGCATGTGGATAGTATACACCAATATATGGTGAGCTAGCTGTTAAGCCATCTTCACCGTTGCCGTCAGCATTGGCGCTGTTAGTAGCCCATGCTTGAGTAGCGGTTGCACTTGATGCTAGACGTAGAGGAGCGTCAGCAACAATAAATGCTGTTTCCTTACGGTCGACATTTAGGCTTACCATTTCGTCAATCAGTTCTGGGTAACCAGGGCAAGCAATTAAGTTGAAACGATTTACTTCGTTTCTTGCTTCTTCACTGGCTGCTACTGCGGCCTGCATCTGACGTACAATTGCTGCACGTTGAGCTTTACGTAACATGTACGGTGATCCGTCTGGCTTGTTACCTGAGTAGTCAACCCATTTAGGACCAATATCGTTACCGCTTACAATGTATACTTCGTTATACTCTTTAACGTTACCGCCACTAGCACGCTTGTTCCAAGCTAAGATACCAATTGGATATTGAGACTCAGGTGGATGTCCGCTGTCCATTGTCAATGACAATGTATCTGCACGTGGGCGGAAATCGCCGAACACAATACCATCGCCGGTTACTTGATCGGTATTATCAACGAGAACCCACTCATCATCTGCGCTCCACTTATAGATTACAGGGAAGTTTTCTAAATCACCACCGTCAATCCATAAGTCGCCTGTTGCTAATGTAGTCAAACCATCGCTTTGCTTAGTTGGTTCAGACGCTGTTACTTGGATGTCTCCAGTGTATGTAACCCAACCGTCTTCGGAATCATTGATAAGAATGTCAATGTTGTCTGCGCTGATTACATTATCATACCATAATGTACCGTTAGCTGTTTCGCCTACTACTGCGGTTGCACTAGCTTCATAGCTTAGTACTTCCCAGTTTGTATAAGGTTCATCTGCTGTTAGGTTTAGATCGGTAGGATCAAAGCCTGCTACGTTGCCTGCTTCAAATAACATATCACGACCAGCTGTATTAATGATACGAACCTTGCCGCTTACATTACTTGCTAATACAGCTGAAGTAAAGCTAACTGTTGCGTTTGCGCCTGATAGTGCGCTGTTGATGTCAGCTACAATATTGTCTACGCTAGCATTACCTGAGGTATTCGAACTCAATGTTACAGGTACAGCGTCACCCTCATTTACTGTAATAGTAAATGATATTTTACCTGCGTGGCCTGCTACGTTAACCAAACTAAGAGCAGCACTAGATGTTGCTGTTAAGTCACTATTACCGTTGTGGCGGCGTAGTACAATGGTTGCATCGTCTGGAATGAAATCTGCCCATAGGTCGCCTTCACTTAGGTTAGAACCATAACTTACAAATGCTGCATTAGATGAAATCCATTGCTCGATTGTCTCTGATGTCCACTGCCCAGTAGATGCGTTGTAAACTTTAACTACAATACTTGTACCGTTGTTTGGACTGTTGGTTTGTAGCATTAAGTCGCCGGCTGCTAGTGAGCCACCACCACTCTTTGTTGAAGGTAATGCAGTGTGACGTGCCAGCTGGAAGTCTTTACCGCTTGCGCTATCCCAACCTGCTGTGCCAATCTTGTACCATGAACCAGAAAGTTTCTGATGTAATGTTATAGTGCTTGCTGTATCACCAGTATTTACAAAATATAGTGCTGCAAAATCGCCGTTTCTGCCATAAGCTGGTTTAATGCTTGTTGGCGAATCCATATCGCTAGATGCTGGAACTTTAACAGTCTGGCGTACCCATGCACTGCCGCTCCAGCTCTTTAGACCCCATACAGTGTTAGCTGTATCTAACCAGTAAGCACCGTTAGCTGCTTCAGCTGAAGGAGCAGTTGCTCTTGCTGATAGCTGATCTAGGTCAATGTTAGCACGTAATACATATGCACGATTTGCAATACCTAAGAAGCTATAAGCTGCCATTAGGCCGTATTCGTTCTGCTCATGACCGTGTAGTGGTGTACCACCGCTGGTCTTGAAAATTGGATTACCAAAATTTGTTAGCAGGTCTCTTTGGCTGGTAATCAATTGTACCTTGCCTGCTGTTGCTGCTGTAGTATAAGCTGCTGTACCACTACCATCTGGAGTGCTCTTATCTTGCGCTGTTGCAATTACGATAAGAGGAACAGTTCCTGTACCGGCTGGAGCATAAAAGCTCTCGTCGGTAACGCTTACACTTACACCAGGTGAAACTAATGTTGCCATGTTATTCTCCCGTTAATAGGTTAATGTGTTTCCTATGCAAGTATTTATGCGAAAACGGAGAAAACCGGTATTATTTGACTACCGGGTGCAACAGAATGAAAGGTTTTTGCTAAATAGCCTCAGACTGCAACTAGGCGAGGCTTTTTAATATCTAAGTTAATTTCTAGCACACGGTGATGTAAATCTTCTAGTGTACCAGTGTTGAAAATAGTGTAGTCTGGTTTGAAGCCGACCCAGTTCCATTCACTTTCATGAATGTCTCTATAACGTGTTTGCATGATTTTGCGACTTACTGCATTACCAGTGTGTGCGCTGGAAGCAATGTCATACCATTCCGGAAGTTCGCTTCTGCGGACCCAAACAATTTTGCCGCCCATTTCTTTGATTAACTCAAGTTCGTTTTTAAAACGAGCATCACTAATAACAATCGAATCTCTACCAGCAGTATTTTTTCTAATACGATACTCTAAACTGTTTAGCCAAATATCTTGCGAAAAATGATTGCGTAATACATCTGTGCCCATTAATTGTAGTGCTAAACGAGGAGTGAAATTATCAATGCCTAACTTACGTGTCCAAAACATGTCCGGCGTTTCTCGAAACTCTCGACTCTCAACTGTGTCTCCTTCTAGAAGTTCTCTAGACCAGCCAAAAACTGCGGCACACATATCTTTTAGAGGAGCCGCAAAGCTGTCTTTTTTACAACCAAGTTTTACGAATTCTTGAGCAGCCGTATCTTTACCGCTACCGATAAATCCAATTAGACCAATAAGCATGTTTAACCTATGATAAAACCAAGAGGACTATTACCTTCTTCCATGTTATGGAGTTCTTGTTTTAGTTGCTCTTGCATTTGTTGTGATTCTTGTTTTAGTTCTGTGCCGTTTAGTTGAATTGCGCCGCCTGCTCCAGGTAATCCGCTAGTAAACTTACTGCGAGCTTCACCTAGGTAATGTTTACACAGTGCTAATGCATAACTAGCTAACCATGGACTTGCATATACATCTTTAAGTAAAATAGCTTCTGGAATAAAGTTGTATACACCAACCATAACTTCTTCTTCGTGCTGTACATTACGAAGTAACTTTAGCTTCTTGGTGTTGCGGTTCCAGAGAAAATTGTATTCGCTACCAAACACACGCCCAATTGTTTCTTTGTACTGTGCAAACGCATCAAATACAGCAAGGCCGCCAATCTGGCCTGCTTGTAGCATATACATGTTGTTAAATGCTACATCAAATGGGTCAAAGTTAGTGCCGCCGCCGCTGTTAGTACCAATGCCTCTGCGATACAGTCTGCGAACTTCTTGTACTTCGTCTGGGAGAGTATATTCTGTCACGTCTTTTTGTGTTTGAATAAAGATGAGACTTTCTTCAACTGACCCTGAACTTAATTGACGATACTTAGCAAGAGCATTATCGATTGCTACATCGTAGTGATCACGGTCTAATTCAACGTCTACAATGCCGTCTGCGAGGCGCAATTGTAGTTCACGAATTAGATCCTGTCGACTGTTATATCCTATTTGATTTGCTGGCATGATACTATTTATCTTTTTAGAAAGTACTAATCAGGATAATATGTTCGTTTAGACGGCCATTCATAGATGTTTCTGTAGCACGGATTTCGTCAAACTGTTTCTGCATTTTAGTTCTAGGCAGTTTGCCTGCACCTTTGAGCAGTTCTGGTTTACGCACAGTCTTACACACACTCTTTTTAGAGTCAAACCCAATAATACTAGTACCCTTAATGCTTAGTACTTGGCCCATTGAATCTGCTACATAACAACCCAACTTACGGTTCTTTGTGTTATATACCCATAGTACATTAGAATCAATGATACTGAGCGGGTTAATGCTAGCAAGCCCGATGCTAGGCTCGCTTTCTTTGTACTTGATCTTGGAGATTAGCTTTTCTTTGCTAGGTGCTTTCTTAACCCTAGTCTTACGTACAGCTTTACCGGTGTTAATATATGTATCGCAGGCTGTCATGATCTTTTCAAAAAACGCAAGAAAATCCTTACGCATTTTAGCAGTCATGTAAGCATAGCCTTCCTTGAGTTGCTCGTCTTTCCAAACAACTACTTCCTTAGCTTCTTCGTACTGCCCAGTATACATATCTTTAATAATCTTGGCGTGAGCAGCCTTAATCACACCACTGTTGTATAATTGCATTTGAGTATGTGGATCAAAGTTAGCTAGATCAAATTTACCAAAGCAAAGTTGGTCAACATACTCATCCCACTGACCGCAAAGGTCAGAGACTTGCTCACGCATACGAGTCTGAATTGAAATAACTGGACCAACTACTTTTTGCTTAATCTCAGCCGATTTAATTTTAGTTAGTGCTTCTGCCTTTACAAGAAGCTCGTTGTATTTCTTTTCCAAGTGAGCAATTGTGTCATCATCAAGTTCGACACCTTTAAGCGCAAGGTAAGCATACTTACCTGCACTCATAAATTCGTATTCAGGCAATACCTTAAGAATAGCTGATTTCTTTTTATCAAATCGTTCGCAGTATTTAATAAAACTATCATACAATGCTTTAGATGGCACTTCATAGTGAACATAATACATAGCAGACTGAAACAATCGCTTGTAATCCATTAGTACACCACTAGAGTTCTTAAAAGGTTTAATATCCTTTTTTACAAGACCCCACTCAGGGATGCTCATTCCGTTTGCTGAAAGATTACGTTTTGCTTTAGCTCGTGCCATTTATTTTTGCCTCAAGTGTATTGATGACCCATTGTCTTCGTCTGCCGTACACTATATTATCTAAGTGCTGGGCAAGATTTGTAGGAAAATGATTGTATCTGTCTGTGACTGCATAAATGTGAGGTATATGCTCAATCATATCCGAATTGTTTTGAGTATATTCAAAAAGGTTAGTCCTTGTTTCTATCTCAATTGGTGAAACACAATACTTTCCCCATTGCTTTACTCTATGCTTAGTTATAATAGCATAATCGTGCAAAATGTCAACCGATACATTTGGGTATGTCTCTTTAACAAATTTGGATACATGATCTATGTACATTTGTACAGCATTTTCAGAATGCATAAACAGAGCTAAACTATGTGGTACCTGCCAACTCAATACACTAGTGTTTTTTGTTTCTACTAAGAAGAATCCAGATGTTTTCCATTTATAAAATGCTTCACTAACATTTTTTTGCCATTCGGTTATTATACTGTTAGTCTTATTATATTCGTATAGTTTTGAATAAAATTCTGTATATGAAATATTATGTCGATTCCTTAAGTAAATTGATATGATATCAGAAATACCGTATACGTGGAACCCCAAAACGTTCCATGTATAAAGAAATAGCTCAAGCAAAGCATCATTTGATAATGTACTAGTAGATTCAATAACATTAATACCTTCTAAAATTTTATTATCATCTGCAACATCTGCCGTTTCATAAAACAAATCGTATGCAGTGAAAGTATTAATTTGGTACTGCTCTTTATCCTGCATCATAGGTGCATTTTCTAAAAGCTGTAAAAAGAATGCATCTACACCATTGTGTAAATTTGACTCTAGTACTTGTTCAATAGTTATTTTCCACGAGTCAACAGTTT